TGGTGGTGTAACTGTTGGTGGTGGAACTGTTGGTGGTGGAACTGTTGGTGGTGGAACTGTTGGTGGTGGAACTGTTGGTGGTGGAACTGTTGGTGGTGGAACTGTTGGTGGTGGAACTGGTTGTGGTCCGCGTGCAATAGGTGGACCAGTATAATTTACACCAGTTAAAATTTCTTGAGGTAACTGATTTAATTGTTCTTCTCCACTTATTATTTCTTCTCTCACTAACTGTGTATATAATTGAGGATCAGTTATTTTACTTGGATCTATTTCCTCCTTTTTTTGCTTAATTTCAATCTTCCAATCACCAGTTGTCCATTGAATGTCTCCAATTGCGTATGGATTTTTTCCTATATAAATAACAGAACCTACTGGAAATATGGTGTTTAATGTTACTCTTATATTATTATCGACGTAACCATAACGGGTTGCTTGTGTTAAGTTTTTTGCAGGAGTTCCTCCATTATAATTTAACAATGATTGAAATAACCCTTTATTAAAAAACTCTTTAATTCTGTATTCTTCTGGTATTTTCTCAATAATTGACTTATTTAATTTAATTAAAGGGTTGAATCTTACAGTTTTTTCGTCGCTACCTTTAATAGTCATTGACGGTTTATATTCTATATTTTGATATCCAGGAACACTAGTTCGTATTATTATATTTAATTGGTCTGGATAAACAATTTTTTCTTCTTTTTTTACTTCTGTACTCATACTAATATATTAATATATTTAAAAATAAAATTGAAAACTTAAAATACCATACTAAATAAAATATAACAAGTAACAATGTCATTAATTCTCAAGTTAGATAACTTAATTGAAGGTGAGGTTATTAAAAGACCTTCGAAACATATAAAGACTCCATACGTAGCCGATATTAAAATGTGTGCAACAAGCAATATGATATTAGGACACACTGCTTCTCTAGGTTGTTGTGGTTTAGCTGATGTCGGCGCGTCTATTTTGATGTCTCCGGTTCCCAAAACAAAAAATAATAATAAACTTCATTGTGAATATAGAGTTTATCTTTCAATTATTAGAGAGAAAGAACGAGAAATAATTGTGGGAATTTATCCTAAATTAGCAGAAGAATTGGCGGAATCTGCACTTAAGAATAATCTATTAACTAGACTGCTTAATGTAAAAACATATAAAAAAGAAACAAAAATTTACGTTCCTGGACTTGTAGATTCCAGATTTGACTTTTCTGGAATTGATGAAAATGGTATTCCGTTTATTATGGAAATCAAAAATGTTCCGCTTGCTGATTATGAGGACGTAACCGCCAAAGATCGCAAAAAAATGTGTTTCGATGATAGGGATATAAATTCTAAAGTAGCATATTTTCCTGACGGTTACCGAAAAAAAAGCACTGACACAGTTAGTCCACGTGCATTAAAACATATCAACGAACTTGCATTAATAAAACGTATGTCAAAAACGCGTTGTATTATGTGTTATGTAATACAACGAACCGATGTTAATAGATTTCAACCATCGATAATTGATCCTGAATATAGAGAGGCATTTAAAAATGCTGTTAAATCTGGAGTTGAAATAATTACTATGGTTGTTGAATGGAATCGCGATGGTGAAGCGTATTTTATAAAAGATAATTTAGATATTTCAAATTTGATATAAATGTAAAATATGAATAAATAAAAATAAAAATATTAGATATTAAAAAATTTCATTAATAATAGTTTGAGTGTTTGCATCTATATCTTCCATAATAGTCTCAAGTGATTTTACATTATTGTTAGGATTATCGTTTTTATTTAAAAATGTTATTAAATCTAATACAACTTTAATTTTTTCATCCGACCATTGCTTATTAAATGAATCATTTATAATTTGAGTATAATAGCAAGTTAAATTATCTTTGACAAATAATGTTTCATTATATGTTTGATTAATATGATTTGTTAGCAATGAATAATAATAATTTAATGTTATTGTTATGATAGAACAAGCTTTATATGTTTCCATCAATTTTTTAAGTCCATTTTGGGCGCACATGAATAAATTTTTGATTCTAGGTGTTTTATCTGCAAAAGATTTCGAGAGAAAATGTAAACAAGCAATATTAATTGGGTTATAAATATATTGTAAATCAGTTTTATTAGATTTATATACCATTCTGGCTATTGATTGAAATGGTCCTGGTTCTTGAAAATAAATTATATTATTTTGTATTAATAATTTAGTTCCAACAGGTTTATTACTTAAAATTGCCAATTTAACTATTACAGATAATGGGTCCAATATAAATGTTCTAATATTAATATTGGTATTATCATCGGGTATAGATATAGCTGAATTCATAATATAATAATTAAAAAAATTTTTATATTATTTATTAGTTAGTTTACTTTTTAATTGTAGCTATAAATTCTTCTACATAATTTGTGGGTATTTTATCAAAGCTTACTAATTGTTCGTTTAATCTATATTGCTCATAATATGCAGGATTATCAGCCATTTTCTTTTTAAAGAACTCTTCATCTTCAATACATTTTTGCGCAGTTTTTAGACCGCATTTTGGAAATACAGATGGAATATTGTCGCTTGTGTCGCCCATAAGAATCTTAATTTTTAAATCATCTTCAGCATTACCAGTCGCAGTTTTACCATCTGCTAAATTTTTATATGTAAGTGTAAATAAGTCGACATTGTGCGCGTTTAATTGCAAATAATCTCTATCACTTGTGATGATATAAATTTTGCATAATGGATATTTATCAAGTAAGTATTTAACAGATAATGCAATACAATCGTCAGCTTCTAGACGAGGATGACTTAAAATGGCCTTAGCACCCCCCTTTTGAAAGAGTTGCTCTTCATAAGCCATTTTAAAGAAAGGACCGCCCATAAATCCGTCTTCAGGAATGTTAGCACGATTAGCCTTATAATCCTTAAAGATATCATTGCGCCAAATATCCTCACGTTTGCAGTCCTTGCCAACAATTAATATGGGTTTAACAGGTTCTTTGTGGATTTTTAGCTTCTTGGGCATTTGTTCCAAATTGTCAACAAATGTCTTTCTAAATTTTTCGACAAATTTTTCATTAGAATAGGGGTCTTCAAGTGGTTCTTCAGGGTATGCATTTTTCCACCATTGTAATAAAGCAAAATATCGGTAAAAGCAGTAATAACTTCCGTCTACAAATATAAAAGTTGGATTCATTGTTGATATGTCAGTTTCCATTAATAATTATATTAATTAGTATTTAATTTATTTCAATTTTAATATTAAATTATTATTATTCATTTTAATCTGTATCAGTTTCGATTCAGTATTATTAGCTGCGTTTATTTAGAATGGCCCGTTGGTAATAATCAGGACGAATAGAAAGATTAAATAATACATTGTTAAGCTCATGTGAATATTCGACAGAAGACCTGGCGTCATGATGTGCAACATTTACAAAATGTATATGCAAGTGATATGTAGAAGGCTCATAATGAAAAAACATTTTAACATGATATTCGTCAATATCGTATTTTTGTTTAATAACGTTTAATGTAACACGTTTCATATGTTCTAATAACGGTATATGTACAGATGTTAATGAACGAATTGAACGCAGTGACACATCAGTTGGTAAACATAAGATATGCATTTTTTCGGTATTTTTGCCATCCCACATATAAGTAGGAATAACAATACATAATTCATCTCTATATAAAATGGACTCTTGTTCGGAAGTTCCATCAATAATGTTATATATCCATTGGTCCTTTTTAGGATCTCTATATTTAATATATTTCAAATAATCTTGGTAAGTCTCTCTGACTATTTTCTTTTCAAAGCGTTTCATCTGATTTATATCGTTGCAAATAATAAGTTCGCCTTCTATTTCTGCAGTAGCTTTATATTTTTCATATATATCATTTTTCAGGACAGATTCATTTTTTTTAATACTATCTAATGAAGATAGTCTAGAAGGGATAAACTTGTAATTAACATTATCAATAGTCACTTGCATTATGTAGGGTATATTTAATACATAATATACGTTTAAATGTATTTTATATATTATATTTTTATAGAGTATTTAAAGGCTCTTAAATTTAAAATACTTATATTATATAATGAAATGGTCTATAAAATTGCTGCTATCATTGTTTTGTTGACATTATATCATTATTACATTCATAATACCATTGAAAAACGTTTTTTCCAAAAGCATTTTGATTACGATCTCATTAAAAGACCTTTATTAAAATGTTATCGAGAGAAATCAGCACGCCTAGGTTGCATAGGAATGCCTTCCGGTCACACTGAAGCGATAACTGTTTTTGTTGGGTTGTTGTATTTTTATAAATTGATACCTTTGTGGATTTGTTTATTAGCTATTGTATTCACTGGCATGCAGCGCATTTTATTAAATATGCACACTCCAGGACAAGTTTTACTTGGTGGATTAGTGGGTATTTTATACGCATTTATATATAAAAAATATAATTATGGATTTATATTTGTCTTTTTACTGGCTATAGGATTATATATTATATAGTTGATATTCTAAAGTTATTCTAAAAGAAATGATGTATGAAATAACTCATTGATTGCTTTGTCCATAAGAGGAATAAAATCATCTTTGCATAATTTAAGAGTAATGCCATGCGCCATTGCTAACACCAATTGTGATTTAACAAAATCATCACTAAGTTTAATACCTATTTTACTTAAACTCTCTTTTGACAAATATTCTTTTAATTTAAACAAAAAATTGTATATTTGAATTTGATTAGCACTTTTTGATTTAAAAATGGCATCTTCAACTATTTTTGTTGTGAAATTTAAAATTTCTTCGTAATCAGAGTTTGGTATTTGTCGTAGTATATTAGGTGGTTCTATTAGTCCTGAATTAAGTAATTTCTCTGCTGAATCACGCGGTGGATTATCAAATAATTGTGTTATAATATCAAATAACATTCCTTTATATTGTGTCCCAATATTATAAATGATGCCAAAATCTATTACACCTAATTTATGTGGACATTTACTATCAGATTTATCCTTTATAAATAAAATATTACCACTATGTAGGTCACCATGAGTGACACCATGAACTATAGAAGTAACAATCCCAAATTTGACAACTAATTTAGCAAACGATTCATAGTCTTCTTCTTTAATTTGATTTATTTTCATTCCTTGAATATATTCCATTACTATTATATCGGGATATTCCTCTGTAACTTGTTTATTAGATATAGGAATTTTAACATACTTAAGATGTTTGCAATTCTCTCTAATTCGAGCCATATTTTCTATTTCTTCTAAGAAATTAGTTTGATGTCTAATAATTTCTATATTTTTATTGACAAGTTCTACTAATTGATATTTATTGACAAATGGTATAAATGAAAGTATATACATTGTAAATAATAAGTTGTCGATAGCATCATCTAGACGCTGTTGAATGTTTTTTCGTTTCATTTTAATAATAACTTTTTTATTTGGATTGTTCTTTTCATAACCAATAAATACCAATGAAATCATGCCCGAATTTATTGGTTTTTCATATCCAAATGGCAATTCTATATTATATTTGTCGCACATTTTGACTAATTCATGTAAATTAACATCAGAATAACTCCAAGGAGCGTTGTCTGTAAATGTCAATAGTTTATTGTTTATTTTCTCGTCTATTAGACTATTATTTAATGCAAATGCTTGGAATATTTTTACATATAATATATTAATGGATGCAAGACGCATAGCTAAGCGATCTATATAAAAAGAAAAATCTCGAAATACAGCATATATAGTGGTTTCGGTTAGGAAGATAAATGCTACGTTTAATAAAAATAGAATGAATTTAATATTTTTTTTTATATCCATATAGTTTACATTCTAACGTTCTCTATAAATTGTTTTACTCTATTAAATATTTTATACAAAATAAGACCTACTAATTTCTCAGCAACATGAGGAATAATCATTGACGATTCAAATAATATATTACAGGTAAACTTTATTTTATGTGGTGTAAGAATCTCGCAATCACAAGTCATGTTTTGAACCGGCATTAATTCAGCATCATCTGGCATACCAATAGGTCGTTCTGATTTAATAGATTGCGAAACAAATTTTATGTTATTTTCTCCAATAAATTTTTGCATATAGAGATAAGAAAAACGTTGAGGTAAACCAAGGTCTTCAAATAGATGTTTCATTAAAAGATTTACAGTAGCTTCATTTTCATTAATCATTTCTAATTTAACCTTCTCATAAATATCACTATTTAAATCATAAATAAGTTTTACTAAATTAAAATCAATTATTTTCGCCAAAATTATGTTGCTATTTTCCATTTGAAAATTCAAGATATAGTTATTTTTAACATGTTTGACAAATGTAAATCCTTCTTTTGAATATAATATTTCAAGTTCTGACATTTATTAATAGATTATAGTTAAATTTAAAATAAATAACTTAATTAAATATATTAATTTTTAATTTAAAGACGGATGCACTACATGATGAAGGAAAATTCTTTAAATTGTCAAAATTTTGGGTTTTTTTATTCCCTACATATGAAGGGGGACGATAGACTTTCGAAAATTGAAAAGTATTTTGACTTTTCAAAAATGGACAAAAAAAATGTCCAAAATTGGAATGCCAAAAATGTCCTTACTGACCGAATTTTTATGTGACGATATTGAAAAATTATGGTCACAAATTAATGCACCAATATTTTTTTGTGATTATATAATTTTTTATAAAAACTTAAAAATATTTTCTCAATGGAAATTTTAGGAAATGCTTCTATGCCCAAATTATGCTCGAGATTTTATTGTAAAAAATGTGATTATGGAACTAGCAAGAAAAGTAGTTTCGATAATCATTTATTGTCACTGAAACATTTGTCCAGTCAGGATGGAAATAAAAAGGAAATGCCAGGAAATGCTATTATGCCAGAAAAATGCTCATCCACTTATTCATGTGACAAATGCAACAAACATTTTCATTCATCGTCTGGATTATGGAAACATTCTAAAAAATGTAGTTACAACAACGATGACATTGTAAAAGAATTAGCCAAGCAAATTACGGACAAAGATGAACTCATTATGTTCTTAATAATTTTTTCTTTATTTTTTTCATAAAATGCTTGATGAGCTAGGGGGTTAGTATATTTTTTAAGCTTTTCTTCTAATTCGCTTACACGTTGTTTTAAAATTTTGTTTTCTTCCAAAACTGCATTAATATCCATATTATAATTGTATATAATATTAATTTTATATTATTTTAGTATAATCCTTTTTTGTAAAGTTCTATTGACTTTTCTCTCTGCTCTTTATAATCTACAATGGGTTTTGGATAATCACAACCTTTATGCTTTTCCCATGCTGTATCCCAATTATGGATATCATTTGGTTCTATATTTTGAAGTTCAGGTATCCACCTCTTGATATATTCACACTTTGGGTCGTGTTCTTTTGACTGCGTATATGGGTTGAAGTATCTAAAATATGGCTGGGCATCGCTACCTCCGCCACTTGAAAATTGCCAGCCCCCATTGTTGCTTGCTACATCATAATCTACCAAATGCTGAGCATAAAAGCGTTCACCTTCACGCCAATCTATCAATAAAATTTTGATCAATATACTGGAAGAAATCATTCTTCCGCGATTGTGGGTCCAGCCTGACTGCAAAAGCTGACGCTGGCTTGCATCAACAATGGGTATTCCAGTTACACCTTTGCTCCACGCATCAAACAATCGTTCATTGTGATGCCATCGAATTTTGTCATATTTTTTATTCAAACTATGACCTAATACATGTGGATGATTATATAGCACTTGGCTATAGAATTCTCTCCAATATAGCTGACGAATAAAGGAGTGGTTAGACTTAAACATATAATACACTTCTCTTATGCTAATACAGCCAAATTTGATGTAGGCAGACAGATGTGAAGTAGGTTTCGATAATTCATCTCTAGATTGAGAATAATGTTTGATATTTTTGGCGGCGACTCGCATTTGTTTCAATGCTTCTGCTCTACCACCCTTTACTAAAATGTCTGGATTTTCTTTTCCGACAAATTTTTTCATAGCTTGTTCCAAAGTGATTTTATTGGTTATGTGAGCATCCGAAGATTTCAAATGTAGTTTTTTTGTAATAGGCTTTTCAACCTTCAACTTTCTAGCTTTTTCATAATAAGGTGTAAACTTAAGATATGGTTCACCTGACCCATTTAGGACTGAACCGGGTTCGCACAAATAATAATCATGGTCATATGTTACAAACACTTTCATTTGCTGGCACATTTTCACAATTTTATCGTCTCGCATCCTCGCATAAGGAGTAATATCTAAGTTAAAGGCAACAACATTGATGTCCCACGCCTTAATACAATCGGCAATAACCTTTTCAGTGTGACCATAAAATGTATGAAGTTTGCCTCCTTCCTTACTAATCTCAGATACTAAATCTTCCAATGATTCGACCATAAACTGGACTGCATTATTCGATTTATATTTGTTCCCAGAACCAACTTGTTCAGGTGTAAAAATAAATATGGTGTATATATTATTACATAATTCCGAGAGAAAATTTAATCCATTATTATCTACAATTCGTAAATCTCGTCTAAATATAAATAATCCATTTTCTAGTTTTTGGTTCATATTATATATATCTACTTTAAAAGTATATATATATATTAAATTATACAATTACTACCTAATTTGTATTCTTTTAATCTATTCTAATTCTCTAACAAAAATATTGTGTCCCTTTGATGTCCAATAATTATAATCACAATAATGACAATCTTCGCCACAAATTAATATAATTTCGTTAGGTTTATATATTTTATTTACTAAATCATTTTAAATAAATGTCTTCTTGACATTGTGAATAATATTTACAATTATGTTCTTTTCTAGCTAATATAGTTAATCCATTATTATTTGTAAAACGTTCTTTTAAATACCATTCTGGATTATGAAGTAGAAATTCTTCTACAGCGGGCCACAAACCTTTTTTAATTTCTTCTACAGGAAATCCACTTTCTTGACTTTGTTTTTCGGCATTCCATCCTTGTCTAATAGTCTCTCCGTATATTTCATCAACAGTTGTATCATGCATAATAATATATTTATTTGTAATTTTTGAGAACTTTGCTAATTCTCTTTTTAGTTGACCATATACATGCCATGTATCAATAAAGGTAATATCATAATTTTCATTTAAATCTAATAATAGATTATTTTTCCATTTGTATTTTACAGAAATATTATCAACTCCATTTGCTAAATACAATAATTCATAGATATTACATTCATCTATATCATTTAAAAACAATCTTTTATAAACGCCATTTTTGTTATTAAGCAAACCATACAAAAATGCCCAAGACGATATACAGCCTCTGACACCAGTTTCAAAAACACTATCACATTCCATAGCATACTTGTATAAAGTTGGTAAGTGTTCAAATATGTCAACTGAATTATGACCTCCACAAACTAAATCATACTTATTCTTTATCTTATCCATTTATATTTTATTATATTTGTATTATTTATATTGTTTTATAAAAATATAATAAAATCATATCTAAAACATCAAGTTATTTAATTTTATACCCACCAGCTTCTACCTAATACTTCAATTTTTGAGCCTTTTTTATAAATATTCATATCTCTAATTTCATATAAATTAGAAAACCATTCATTAATAAATTCCTTACATGTAGATTCATCAATTTCTTCACTATAATCTTTTTTAATTTTCTCTCTAATTTCAATCATAGAATCTGCTAATTTGTTAAGAACTTGGTCACATGCTCTCATGTCAGGTCTTAATCCAGCTTTAAATAAAATTTCAGAACCCCATGCAACTCCAATACCGGAAATTTTAGTTTGGTCTAATAACAAACCAGCAAGTTTTTTCTTAGACTTAATCCAGCTGTCGACTTCTTTGCGTAAATCTTCTTCCGAACTTGTTAACCAATTTGTGCCGAGTTTTTGGGTTTCTGCTGTATAATCTGCAAACGATATTTGGTCTCCGCATATCCAACCGGTATGTAATTTTATGAGGTCATTATTATCTAGAAGACAAACTTTTCCTGTTAGTCCAAATGACCAATTTTCACCTTCCTTCTCATTTTTAAAGATAAATAAATGTTTACCATATGCTCTTGTTTTTTCATAATGATAATACTTATTAATAGCTTCACTTAAAATCCAAATTTCAGGTCCTTCTGGCATATTAAATAATATTATAAATCTTTTATATTATTTACACCCTTGAAGATTTAAAACCGCACCCCTAATTAATTTATATTATTTCTCAAGTCGTCTTTTGCCTGCCGGACTTTGCACTTTAATTTTAGAAGCAGTTTGGTAATAAGGTGTAAATTTTTGATATGGCTCACCAGTTCCACTCTTAATTGACCCTGGTGGATGCAAATAATAATCATGGTCATAAGTTACAAAAATCTTCATGCGCTGACACATTTTGACAATTTCGTCATCCCTCACTCGAGCATATGGTGTAATATCTAAATTAAACGCAACAACATTAATATCCCACGCCTTAATACAATCAGCTATAACTTTATTATTCTTACCATAAAATGTATGAAGATGACCACCTTGCTTTCTGATTTCTGAAGACAAATCTTCTAACGATTCAATCATAAATTGGACTGCGTTATCTGATTTATATTTATTTCCAGACCCAACTTGTTCAGGAGTAAATATAAAAATTGTATAAATATTATTACATAATTCCGAGAGAAAATTTAATCCATTATTGTCTATAATTCTTAAATCACGTCTAAATATAAATAATCCATTTTCTAATTTTTGGTTCATATTATATATATCTACTTTAAAAGTAAATACATTATTAAAATAACATAAACGTATTTTAAGTATAGTTTTAACAATGGCGGCGTTATTACATTTAGTAGCACATGGACATCAAAATAATAGTATGAATACTCCAACAACTCTATCTGTAGATTATTGTACAGAAGATTTTCAACGTAGTGGTTTAAGTATGTTTTTAAGAATGTCTAGAAGTCATGACACTAAGTGTCCAGAATATCTAGAAATTGAATTAAACACGAATATTGATAGAAATACTTTTAAAGATATTTGTCATAAAGTTTGTTTTACAATGGAAATAGGTGGACAATTATTATTAAATATTCCTTTAAGGTTTATGATGCATTTAAAAGATTATGAAATATGTGATAATAAATTTTATATTTTTATACCTTTTCAAATGTTTTGCGATGATATTAAACTAGTATGTTTAGACTACCATGATGTTAGAATTACATTAACCGATACATTAAATAATTTTATGTCATGTAAATTGATATCAAAAGGAATTTACTATGATCCAAATATAAGAGATAATATGCGTGTTAATAGTCATGAACATATTATTCAGCAATTAGCATCAACTGAAATAAATTGTTTTCAGCAGATAAATGAGATTAGATATAGAATGCCATTCAATGGTATACATAAAGGATTTTTTATTGAATGTACTAATGTCGACGAAATAAATGAAATTCAATTACAATTAAATGGAATGCAACGAACTTATTATAATAGATTTTTAATTAGAACAAAATGTATTAAAATAAATCATCATTTATTATATTTTCCTCTAAATTATGATAAATCCTATATAGATAGAACAAGAGGAGGATTTGAAGGATCATTAAATTTAAGTAGAATAGACTCAGTAATATTAAAAATAAAACTAGACTATTTACAATCTAAAATATGTATTTATGGATTAGGGTCGAATATATTACGATATAATGGAGGTATGGGAGGATCAGCGTTTACAACTTATGATATGCATCATAATTATGAAGCGTATAATGAAGTTAGGCAAAATATCTCTTTACAAACGCCAATAGAAACGCCAATACAAACACCAATTATAAATAATAACATTATATATAAACCTATTACAGATATTGATAAATTATCGTGTTGTATAACATATGAAGATATTTCAACAAACACACGTTATATGAGTTGCGGGCAGTGTCATAATAATTTTAATGAAGATTCAATAAATCAATGGTTTAGACAAAGACCTCATCGAAAAACATGTCCAATATGTAGAGTAAATTGGTGGAATTTTAGTATTTACATAAATGGAGATAGACCGAATGAAGAACCAGAATCAATTGAAGAACCAGAACCAATTGAAGAACCAGAACCAGTAGTATATACACGAAATAATCCTTATTTAGAAGGACAAAGTTTAAACCCACCAGCTTCTACCTAATACTTCTACCTTAGAACCCTTTTTATAAATATCCATTTCTCTAATTTCATATAAATTTTCAAACCAATTATTGACAAATTCTCTACATGTCGAATTATTAATTTGTTCACTATATTTCTTTTTAATATTCTCTCTAATTTCAATCATAGAATCAGCTAATTTATTTAAAGTTTGGTCGCATGCTCTCATATCAGGTCTTAATCCAGCCTTAAATAGAATTTCCGAACCCCATGCAACACCAATGCCGGAAATTTTGGTTTGGTCTAATAACAAACCAGCTAGTTTTTTCTTAGATTTAATCCAGCTGTCGATTTCTTTGCGTAAATCTGCTTCCGAACTTGTTAGCCAATTTGTGCCGAGTTTTTGGGTTTCCGACTCGTAAGTGTCAAACGATAACTGGTCTCCGTATATCCATCCGGCGTGTAATTTTATGAGCTCATTATTGTCCAAAAGACAAACCTTTCCAGTTAGTCCAAATGACCAATTCTCTCCTTCCTTCTCATTTTTAAATATAAATAAATGTTTCCCATATGCTTTGGTTTTTTCTGAATGATAAAATTTATTAATAGCTTCACTTAAAATCCAAATTTCAGGTCCTTCCGGCATATTAAATAATATAATATTTCTTTTATATTATTTGAAATTAACTTAAAATTACACCGACCGAAAAGAAAAATGAGATTTTCACAAGTTATGAATTTATTTTTTAATACATTTTTGTCTCATTTTTCTTTTCGGTCGGTGTAATTAAAAATCATCCGTAAAAACAAGATTTTATTACTAATGTTAAAATTGAATTATCTTCATCCGTTGGGGTTTGTTTTACAGGTCGATTTAATCGTCTTGTTAATTCATTGATTGGATTTGTAGATGGAATTACTGTGGGTATATCAATAAAAGAGCAATTGCAAATGGAAATAAGTAAGCTAATTACTAAACTAGGCTCAAATGAGATTACCTATAAAGAATGTTATAAGAAAATAACAGAATTATTTGAGGACCCTGATGTTAAAGAAGATGAAACAATAACATCATATTATATGCAATCATGGTTAGATGCGTTAGATGACTATAAACCAGATGAAGATGAAGTTAAAGAAGAAGTGAAAGAAGATGAATTAACTACCAATTTGTTAGTTGCTTAAGTCCAGACCAAAAGGTGTCATTATTTTTCTTAGCCTTTTCTGATTGCTGAGCATAATAAAATGCTAGTGCTGCTGATTCTTCATTTTTCTGTTTATCTTGTTGATATAATTGACGAAGAGCATCTTCCTTACTTAGAGGTGTGGTATCAACCGTCTCTCGATGTCTTTTATACTCATCCATTGATTTAAACTTTTGAACCTTATTAAAATCATCTTCTGTAACTGGAATAACTGATTCAGCATAAGCTTGTCTTAAGTCAGTATAACCCATTCCACCTCCACTACTAAATAAAGAACCTGACGAAAAATTGCTGTTATATTCCATTAAAGATGAACCTCCAGCAGAAGATGATAAAAATGCATCTCCTACACCTTTATATGGTGTCAATGCTTGAATTTCTTTCTTTCTTTTTTCCATTTCTCTCGCCATTGAATCTTTGTTTATATTTTGCGGAGTAAAAATAATGTCTTCATCAGATTTTAACCAATTACCGTAACCATGTTCAACCGGATCTTCTAGTCTATGTTTTTCAAATTGTTCATTAAACCATTTATTAAAATTATTTGAATCTTTAAGGTCTTTTTTCATGTCAAACATTTTATCTAAAACTTGACCATTTTGGGAGTCAAAATATTCATTATTATCTGCGGTTTTTTTATTGGTCTTATTTTGGAACTCATAAATGTCCTTAAGTTTCTGAAATGCTTTTCCGAAAAATACGAAATATTTATTATCTAAACGCGATTTATCTGGGTGAGTCTTTAACACAATCTTTTTAGCTTCTTTCATAGACTCCTCAGTTAAAATGATAGAAGTTTTGAATCCAAATAATTTGTACAATTCTTCTCTCGAATAATTTTCAATATTTAAATCAAGGGATTCGTATTGATTTTTATTATAATTAACATTAATAATATCAGTTTCTTTGACTTGATTTTTAAAAGGATCAATTCCTGCAAATGGATCATGTTTGTAATCATTTCCGGTATTTTTAATTTTAATGCCCGTTTTAGCACAAGATGTCATTGAAAAATTCGGTTTTTCGTTCCTAGACTTCATTAATTATTTCTGGTATTATTATTTATAGTGAATTAACCTAAATAATAATTAATTACATATTTATTTTGAAGTATTAATAGCAGCTTTTTTTGTAAAGTTTTTAATATCAATATGTGAAATTCCTAAATCAGAAGGTGCTCCAAATTCTGATGGTAATTCAAATGTAAATTCACTCAATTCTTGATATCTTCTTTTTTCAATTTCTTCTAAAGAAATTTGTAGTTTATTTTCTCTTGTATATCCTGAACCCATTGTAAATGCAGCTTTTTCTTTTTCAACAATACCATAATAGTAAAATCCATCATTATAACGTTTTTTCTGCAAACCAATATCTTTAAGATATTTTGATAATCTAGTTCTAAATCCAGACACCTTATCATTATCAATCTTAACAACCTTAGAATTAATAATTAAATCATATAATGTAGATGCTTTCATCTTGTGATTAAGATCATTATCAATTGTATATTTATAATTTAAGAATTTCTTCACTTGATTTTCTTCACTTGAAGCCATGTTATTAGCGTCATTATGTTTATTCGAAAAATCGATATATTGTGATGTAACTAAGAGCTTCTTATTTATTTCTTCAACATCGTTAAAATGAACATTATTAAACTCTCTTTCAACAAAGCTAATAATATCTTTATTATTTGTTTCAATTCCAAATAATTTAATAAATCCAAATTCTGGGTGATTTTTAATAATATGTATTATATCTGCATTAGGATCTAAAATAGTAATTGTTTGTAAAAACTTATCATTCATTAAAACATAGATAGATGAAAGTTTTGATTCTTTAGATTGAACATCACATTCTATGTCATCTAAAATTACACAGTTTTCACCAAAATTGGGATATAAAACATTATATTCCAAATTATAACTCGCAATGTCATTTTCTACATTATCAGTGGTAAACGACGATTTAATCTCATTAAATGAACAGATATCATTATTTATAACTTCAGATTTTCTGATATCAGCTAAAATATGTTTTTTAAGCAAGATTTCAGGATCAATTCGCTTTCCAACATCAGGTAAATTCCAAGGAGTAAGACTTGAACACGTGTTCGGTGCAGAATTTGTTTTAAGTGTCTCGGGTAATATATTTTCAGGAATAACGATACCCATATCAGAGAGAACATTATCCGCCATAATATGTGATGTCTTTGGCTGATTTTGTTGTGTCTTTGATTGATTTAATGGTTCAAAATAATAGATATCGGGTGAGGGATTTTTTATAGATAAATTTTTGTTTTCAACTGGTTTTTTAAAATATTTCTTTTCTAGACATTTTGCACTTCTCTCTGAAATAATATTATTTATAATAAGAGGCATGTAACTATTTAAATATTCGTCCTTAAATTTATAATTAATATCTTGAAATAAAACACCACTTACATCTTGAAGAGTAATTACTTCAGGAATTGACACATTAGTTTCTTCAATATCAATTAATAAATCGCAATCATTGTACCATTGTTCAATTATATTCATATATTTATCCTCAATTTTCAAAACAGGTCTCATAGTATCATCTTCAAAATTAAGTAAGATAACATTTCTTTTCTTTGAATTAGTAAATACACTTTTCTCTTCAAAATCGACGCGCAATTTTCCGATGATATTTTCGACAGTTGTTAACTTTCCAGTTAAAACATCTTGTAATGCTGCTGTTACAATTTCGGCCAAATTAACTTCCTTAGGTTTTTCAATAGTTGGTTGTGGTATATTTTGATATCTTATAAAATCAGGTGTAATTGTAGAAGATACCCAAGGAGAAACCAGCATATTAGGATTTGGTGGGTCACTTCTGACTTGATAATTATCAACAAAAATATGAGCTTCTTGAAGCGGTATTTGTCCAGACGGCACTGGATGTTCAGTTCTCACAAAATTACCTAGTGAATGTTTAGTTATTAAATTACCATTTTTGTTAGGTTTAATAGAGTTTTTGCCTCTTAATACACTAAGACGATGTTTAGGAAGGTTGTTTACACCAGCATTATTAGGTAATACTGCTTTAATCATTTGTTTAACACTGGGAGTTTTCACAAATCGTTCTTTTGCAACACTGCGCATAATATCATTTCTTCTATTATAGATCATTTGTTTAGCTTGTAATTTTTTGTTATTATTTATCATAATATTTCTTAGTATTGTTGCTTTAAAAAATTTATCTTCAAAATAATTTTTAAGTTGTTCTGGCTCTTCAATTTTCATGACTATATTATCGTCAGTTTCTGGTGCGTGTATACCATCATTATTATCAGCATAAGGGTTCATTTCGCCTAAATTATCGTCAGTATTATTTTGATTAACTTCGATATTTTCAGATGAATTATTAATTTCTCCTAAATTATTTTCGGAATCGTGTATATCCATTTTAATATATACACTCTATACACGATTTTAAGCCGTTTTAAACGCATTAAAATAATTAATTAATATAATAATGGAAAGTGATATAAATTTTAAACATGAAGAAATATATTGTAATATGGATGAAAAAGAAGATAAACAGACAAAAAAATTATTGAATGATCCTGTAGCTGCAGATCCGTTTTTTTGCAGTAATATATGTAATTGTTTATTTGGTTGTTGTTTTTTATTATGTGCGTAAATATATATATATATATATATATATGGCTGCATTAAGAGCTGATTTAGTATTCTCATATTGGATATATGTTTGGTATATTTTATATGCGTTTAAAATAACAACATATTCTCCAAAATTTCCTCTTATATTAGGATTGATTGACAATATAGTTATGTTATTTTTAATGTTAGTGTATGGTACAAGTCGCCGCACAATTATCTATTTTATAGTTATAAATACTCTCATTAAAATAGTGCCATTATATTATTTGAGGTTTGAACCTATTCAAATGAAAGACATAGGGTTCACGATTTTCTTATTTGTAATTTTTGTTATTTGGCTTCATTTAAACAGTCAAAACTTATTTGGTAATATAAAGCTTATACACGATTCGCTATTATATGATCAAGATAAAACGCCCTTTATGGCATTTATAAATAAGCTGAAAAGGAACTTTAAAAATTTAGAAGTAATATAGTATGTCGAACGAATTAATAGAAAAATTTAAATACTTACCAGATGAATTAATACATATTATTATTAATTATACTAATGTATTAGTGTATAGACATGGCAGCTACATAAATAGACTGAATAAAAGTGATAATAGATACAATTTGATTTATAATATACCTCGACCTATTAAAGTCGGTTCCTATAAAGTTTTATTACGACTTACTGATGTAGATTATAAAGGATATTTTATTATGTATGATATGTCTGATAATTTGACCAAGGTTAATATAAGATTTTTTAATAGAGAGATTGACGGATTCGACAAATATTATGAAATTAAAAGTAATAATTCATATTTATTTGATGCTAATAATAAATGGTGTAAAATAATAAACTATTTGATGTAAAAAATAAAATTGAAATAACTTAAATATAACCAATCTAATTTATACAACAATGAATACTGCAGATATTACTTGTGATAAAATGACTGAACATAATATTACTGCTATTGAATTAGAAGTTATGAGTGAAATTCAAGATGAAAGAGGTCTTAATTGGTATGATAGAGTCTATTTATGTTATGAAGATACAAATTTTAAACCACCAACTACTTATGGACCTATTAAAGGTTTTGATTGTTATCGTTATAATTCATTTAAAAATGCTGATATTGGATGGAATAATAAAACCGAATTACATAAATTAGACGTAAGACATACAATGATTCCTATGTGTAAATGGGTTCCAGAATTATTTGACAGATATATATTGGATTGGAAGCTAAGAAATATGTATTGGGGTGGTAAAATTTCGATGGGTAGATGATTTAACAAGTATTGATAAATTTACATTTTACAAATTAATAAAATATAAATAAATTAGATATCTAAGCTAACGGTATTGCTTGCAGATTTTTTTCTGCGTCCACTTCTTTTTGGCATATTTACGTCACTTTGTAAATCTTTTAAATCATTAATGCTTATAGTGCTATTATCATTTGCATTTTGCGTTGGTTGTTGAATGTTAATTGTTTTAGTTTTTAATCCAGAGAGAATATCAGTAATATCACTTGGTCCCTTCATTTCTGGACGAGGAGCAGATTGTCTTCTACTACTTCTATCTTGAATATCAGGTCTATCAAAATTCTCTCTAAGATTGATTCCATCTTCGAAATTACTCTTACTCATATTTAAATCTGGTCTAGCAAAATTATTATTACCAGGTCTTCCCATTGGTGGAGGAACTGCGTTAGGTCCTTGAGTAGCTAAAGGAGGTGGTGGACCCATTCCCCTAGGCACTTCTGGATTCATTAAATTAGACATAAATCCTCCAAAACCTGGATTGGTTTGAGCCATAGAATTAACTGCTGCATTTTGGAATGAACGCATTAAATCTGGATTTTGACGCAATATGTCATCCATACCTGGCATTGCTGATTTAAACATAGTATTTGTCATATGAACCATCATTGCACTACCTCCGAGTTGAAATAATAGCTTCAATTCTGGGGCCATTGATACCTTGCTCTTATATTTTTCATGTAATTCACCGAAAATGTCATCATAATCAGTAATGTTTTCTTGAACTTGCTCAGACCATCCATCTAATTTAACGTCAAAAGGGTCGAATTTATTATTTAAAAATTCAATACCATTAATAATAGCCATGAGCATATTGCCTTGAAATTTAACGGAATTTTGTTTTGTTTTTTCTTCCATAATTGTTTCGTATTCTCCCATCATTTCTTGGAGGGAAGAATCCATAGAATATTTCTTTGATAATTCAACACCTTTCTTCTCGAGACCTTCTAACTTTCTTAAGTATTTAAATTTCTCTCTAAGCATTTCGTCTTTGGATAATTTTGGTTCCATTGGAACAGTCTTATCAGGATTTAAAGGAATGTTATTAAATTTACCATATCCATCCCAAGTTTTGCCATCATTTTCAGTGTTAGAAGTAGCCTTACCTAAATCTTCTTCAAACATATTTAAACGAATACCTGGTCCGTCACTAAATGAAACTGATGGTTTATCAAATAAATCTGATTTAGGCGCAAAACCACTAGAAGGAATATCATCAACCAAATCATTCAGCTCATTTTCGAGTTTATTTAAATCTTCTAAATCAATGTCACTAGTTGGTCTAGAACTTTCTCTCACTTTATCATTCATTAAAAGCTCTAAACCACCTCCAAAATTAGAAGAAGAACGTCCAAAATCTCCATCATTTAAATCGAGTTCAGTAATATCCATAAAATCAGCCATATTTATTGATTAAATAGAACATTTAATTTTAAGTAATACGAATTACAATTAATATATTTTAAATTAATTATAATTTCTAAAGTTTTTTATTGTTTATAAACCACAAACCTTGTAAAAACGAATCTGATAAATCGTCTTTCTTTTTGTGAGCATTAAAATAGCCAATATGTTCATTAAATCTAAAATCTAATGTTAAAACTCCTAAACATTTTGCAATACCAAGTTTTTTTCGGTCGCTATATTTTTCTTTATCTTTCGTGTCACAATCTTTTAATTTATTTGAAGCTGATATAAATTCAATATGTTCTACATTTAAATTAGACATGATAAAATATTGTACAATCATTCCTTGAATAGTTTTCATTCTAATTGATAATGGTCCGATTTGATTTTCTATAATAACATAATCGATTTTTCCCTCGTCTTTAAATGTATCATTGAATTTGTTTTTAATATTAATACCGATATTAAATAAATCAACTTCACTTGCTTTTTTGCTTTCAATTGTGTCAAAGTATGTTTTTTGAATATCTTCATTAATCAAATTTGCTAAATCTGTTTTTTTAATCTTTGGGTCATATTTAATATTATGTGTGTCGGCTATTTCGTATAACTTTGCTATTTTTTGTTTATTAATAACAGATGGTTTTTGGTCGGCTGATGGAATTTGATATTGTTGTTTTTTAGAATGTTTGGCACAATAGCATTTATCGTCTTTCTTAAATTTGGCTGGTTTATTACAAAGCTCATTTTTTTCAACAAAACCGCATTTTAATGTTTCTTCTTCGGTTAAATTTACTACATCCCAATTTGACACCTTAAAATGCTCAGCAGTTGGAGATTTTTCAAAAAGACAAAAAGCCAAATTTTTTATGCCAACATCAATCGAGAGAATTTTCATTATAATAATAAATTATAAAAACTTATTATTATATTGTTTTACTTATTATTTTATTTATTAAAATCTGCAGGATTGATAGAAGGTGCAATCAATCTAGCGTTTAATTGTTCTCTCGATATATATGGATTTTTAAGGTCAGAATTGCAATAACCAAAACCTGGTTTACCAGTATCAAATGTTCCTTTAAATGTATATGGAACATTATCAGATGGTGTACTACCACTACTAACATGTGGGTCTAATCCAAGTGTATAACAGGCTTCTTGAGTATTATAATTCATAATTTGTGCGCCGTTATTTTGTAGAAATTGACGATATTGCCAATTAGAACGAATACCTTCTTGTTTTTGAATTCGCTCGTTTACAACAGCGTCAGGTTGCCAAGAACAGTACAGTCTTCCATCTGATAGTATTGGTGGAAAATTAAAATCTATATTATTAGAACCACTATAACAGTTTGACCAAGACATTTATATAGTATAATTATATAAAAATGTCTATTATAAAATTACAATTACTAAATATTATATTATAAAATAAACTAATTTAATAAGCTCTTTGAAGAAAATAATAACCATAATTTTTCGCTTGTTCTTTATCTAAATATGTTTCATGTATATAAAGTTTTAATATTTCATTTCTATTTTTAAAAACATATTTATATTCAGGTTTATTAAAAATACTTGTAAATACAATTTCTTCAGGAAAACTACTTAAAAATGGTAATCCAAGTTTTACCATTTCATAATATTCATTAATAAAATTATCTATTTTTGATGATCTAAAATTTAAACCAAAAACAATACTATTAACATTGATATCATCTCGTATATCTCTTTTAACTAAATTTGATAATAGTTCAACCGTTTTTGGAAAGATTATATTAACACATGTATCAGGATTAAAACAATTTGGAGGAAAAGCTCTAAAAATCACATCATCTTCAGCAACTATATCAAATAATTGTTCTGGATTATTAACAGCATAACAAGCCGCGTCTAACCATATAACTCTTTCAAAACCCAAATTTTTAGCTTCTAACATCATAAAGATTTTAAAACTATAAGGAACGCCTAAATATTTCATTTCAATTCCTGTTGGGTTAGGAAATCCTCCGTTTAATAAAAGAAAATATCCATTAAAACCAACATTTTCTAATGATTCTTTTATTGACAATGAAGCGGTGTAACGATCATTAAATAAAGAAGTACAACATACAAAACAATTTTTTCCATTACCACCATTACCTATTTTAAATAATTGTTTTTCAGGAATATTATTATTTGAAATATCTATAATTTTTTGACATATACCACGGGTTGTTCTTCTTTTCATTTCTTCAAAAGTAGTTCGCATTTTTTCTTTTGGGTATAAATTTTCCAAAAACTTATCAATATTTTTTTCTTCCAATTGTTTTTGAACATTTACATAATCTTCAAAACTATATTTTTTTTTATCTGTTATATCAATAATAAATGGGTTTTCTAGTTTTTCAAAAAAATCTATGTTCATTTTTAAATATAATATCTATATATCTTTAAATACACATATCATATAATTATTAAAAAATTATTCTACACCAAGCAATTTAAGTATTTCTGGTTTCTTTAATTTCGATGCCTCTGAATTTGATGTTAATCCTTTTTCAACAACAATGCTTCTAAGCTTTGGTAATTGTAATTTCTTATAATCAATTGTTTCATCTGTTAAATGATGTTCATCGCTTAAATTAATTGAAATAGTTTTTAAATCACTTACAGAAGGCATTTCAGAAGATTTTAATTCATTCTCTTTTTCTTCTAAATTTTCATATTTAAGATCTAAAACTTGTTCAACATAATCGTCTGCCATTTCAGGTAATTCATCTAATGCTTCAAATCCATCTAAATCTTCAATAGGGTCAAATTCAAAATTATTAGCTTCTTCATATGAATTATCATCATCAACCACTTCATTTAATACGTGTAATTTAATGATTTTAACGTCATCGTCATTATCAGAGTCTTCGCTAATTTCTTCGCCATCAGTTGCATCATCTAATTCATCTTCTAATTCATCTTCTAATTCATCTTCTAATTCATCTTCAGAACTTTCGTCAGATTGTTCATCGTCTGAAACTTCAATTAAATTGTTTGTATCAGATTTTCCTAAATGCTCTCTAAGGGAAACTGATGATTGTTGAGAACCTCCACTTATAGCTAAATGATTTAGTCCCATTTTAACCCCATTCATATCCTCTGCTAATGTTGAGACCAAGCTTAACATAGAAGCAATTTTGTGATTTTGTTCTCTCATTTTACTTTCAAAATAAACAACAAGAAGTGCTACAACAAGCACTAATATTCCTAAAAACATTAAAAAAGTTGGATTAAATAAATCTGCTAAGGATGCCATATTATTACAAAAAGCTTATATAAATTAATTTATTAACTAACGAATTAGTTTATATTTTAAATTAAACAGAATCAATAATTTCTTTTGGATAGTTCATTTGTTTTAATACTATTAATCCGCCTTTAATATCTGAAATGCCTTCAGCTAGAGTATATTTATATATTAACTCATTATTATCTTTTTCTGTTAGCATTTTACAGTTAATAATTGACTTTAATTTTTCTAGACGTTTACACACTTTAATAAAATGAGTTGTTAGTAAGCACGAAACATTTTTATATTTAGTTATATACTTCATAAATGATGTAGCACTTTGCTCAGCTTCTTCAGGATTTGTCCCTGAATATAATTCATCGAATGCACATAAGTGAGTTTCTTTTGGCGACACGCTAATAGCATCTAATATTTCCTTACATCTTCTGGCTTCAGCTTGGAATAAACTATCACGACCAGATGTGTCAGGAATATTTAGATAGCAGTGAATGTGATTAAATGGTTTAAGCTTTGCTGAATCATAAAATCCGCAACCGAATTGTTGAGAGAATAAAATATTAATTAATGTTGACTTTAAGATAGTTGTTTTTCCAGATGCGTTTGGTCCTGTTATAATCATATTTTTCTTTAATTTTATAGTGTTCTTAATTGGATTAGAATTTTTTAATGTAGCATAATAACTGTTCTCTAAAATGGTCTTTTTTGACTCGTCGATAAATAAAGCAAAATTTATTTTTCTCTCTAGAATATTTTGTTGTAAACCCTTTAAACAGTCCATATAGCCATTGAATCCTAAAGAATACATGATTGTATCGTCATATATTTTATCGGTATGTAATTCATAAAAGCATTTGAATACATAACCAATCTCCTTAATCTTACTGAAATTAAACATATTATAATCAGTTATCATCTCGATTTTTTTATGCATAACTTTTAATGTATCTAGTTTCTCTCTAACAGCAGAATTAAATTCTTTATGAGTTATAAGCTGTGATGAATATTCAAGATAATTTTCCATTGAATTAATGGTATGATTAATATAAATTCTAATTTCGTTAAAATGATTATGAATAGTTTTCATGTTGTTATTAAATCTTACACAAACCATAAAATTTTGGTAAATCGAAAATATATAAAATGCAGCTGAAATAAATATATAAAATTTTTCTTGAGAATTAATCTCTCCAAAGTTGACAACAAATAATTTACCAATTGCATTTTGGCTTGCAACTATTTTTAAAACCTCAATATATTCACTTATTGTAATTTGCAAACCTTTCATCTTAATAATATAAAATGGTATAATGAGAATTATAATAGGTACAAGTAGAGAGATTACAGGTGACAATAAATTATAGATACTCATAAATTGAAGAAACCATTCTGATCTATTTAAAAATTCAAGCATTTCCCATTCGACAAAATAATATCGTTCTTTAAATCCTGCATCAATTTTTAGTTCATTCCAAATGTCAACTATATTTTTATAATTACTGGAATAATCTGTATATTTTACTCCTAATGGTTTATATTCCTTTAAAAGTATTTGATTATCTTTCAAGAATTGAACATCGGTTGTGTAAAATTTGCATAATTGTTGATTAAGTTTTTTAGAAACATCATTATCGTTATCAAAACAAAAGTTATATATTGGATTACAAGATGCATCAACAGTTTCTACTAGTTCTAAATCTTTGATAATATTTTTATTCAATTCAACTTTGCTTTCATTATAAAAAATAGGAATTTTAAAATAGTCATTAATTTCGTTAATTTTTGTTTCTGAACTCATTATATTTTTAATAAGAAATATAATGAATTATTTTTACGAATAGTTGTTTTATTAAATTTTACTTAAAAAACTTAACTCTCCTGGTAATTCTTGGATTTGAGTAGAATAATGTTCTTCAATTTTCTTAACTTGAACAATATCACGTCTGGTAATAAAATTTATACCAACACCTTTTCTACCCCATCTTCCAGAACGTCCGATTCTGTGCAAATATGTATGAACATCCTTTGATAAATCAAAATTAATAACAACGCTGACTTGTTGAATATCGATACCACGTGCAGTAACATTAGATGAAATCATAACTCTTGAAGTTCCATTTCTGAAATCATTAAATGCTCTATCACGGTTAGATTTATCCATATTACTATGAATGCGACAAACAGGAAAACCGTCTTCACACATTGCTTCATATAAATCTTGGACACGTTTAATGCTGTTACAATAGATAATTGTATGAGATAAAGTAATAAACGAGAAAATGCTCTTGAGAGTGGTATACTTTTCTCTGTCGTCATTAACCGCAATATAATATTGACTAATTCCTTCTAATGTAAGCTGTTCACGTTTAACGCAGATTTTAATAGGATTGCGCATAATTTTTTCGATGATAGGGTTAATGCTATCAGGTAAAGTTGCACTAAATAAGCACACTTGTACATCAGAATTTAAAAACTGAAAAATATTATAAACTTGTTCTTTAAATCCGGATGACAACATTTCATCAGCTTCATCAAGAATAACTAATTTAATGCCCTTAGTACTAATATTTCCTCTACGCATCATATCATGAACACGTCCAGTGCAACCACAAATAATATGTGGAACATTTCTACTTGAGAAACTACTACCTTCTTCAATTGCAGCTCCGCCAAAAAGAGTTTGAATTTTTAATCCATTCATAAAGCTACCTAAACTAGAAACAACTTTTGCAGTTTGAGTAGATAATTCTCTAGTAGGAGATAAAATAAGAACTTGAGTTGTTGGTTCAGCAATATTTACTCGTTGTAAAGCTCCAATAGTAAATGTTGCTGTCTTACCTGTGCCTGATTGAGCTTGAGCAATTACATCTCTGCCTTCCATTACAGGTTTAATGGCTCTTTGCTGAATGGGACTAGGATTTTCAAAACCATAAGCAAAAATACCTCGTAAAATGTTTGGGTTTATTTCTAACTCATCCCAACTATGTATTACATGATCCGAGGAATCAAATACTAACTCCTCAGATAAAGCTTCGTTAACAGTAGTGTCGTTATCTGTTTCCATATTGTAATATAGTATATACTAATCTATTTAAGTGTATTTATAATAATTATTATATTATAAAAAAAATTGATATAAATATAATAGTATAAAATATAATACACAATCAAGATGGCGACTAAAACCTTAAGTTTGAGATATAGTTTGGAACAAATCGAAGATGTTATTTTCAAGGGATTTGACTATGTAGTTCCTGATGAAGTAATGGAAAAGATTTCCAGCTTAGCTATGCAAGTAGGCTCACCTGATTATGTAAAGACTCCTGTTTTTAAGAAGCGTGAAAATCCTATGAAGGTCGAACCAACATCTGTAGTAAAAGAACAAGGTAAGAAGAAACGTGGTAATAGAGCTATGGAAATTTTGAATGATGACGAGTGGGATTCTATTAGAACATTTCAAACTACAAAAATTGAGACAAAGGTTGGTATTGATGCAGATTTTGATTCTATTAGAGGATTTATTAATAAAATGACTGATAAAAATTATATTGATATGCGTAATAAAATTGTCGAAGTCATTGAAAAGTTGGTTGCTGAAAATTCAGATGCAGATTTAAGTGGAATTGGTTCAAATGTTTTCGATATTGCATCGTCAAACAGATATTATTCAAAAATTTACGCTGATTTGTATGCAGACTTGTCTTCAAAGTTTGATTTTATCAAGTCCAAGTATCAAGAGAACTTCAAGAAGTTTGCGGAATTATTTGAGAATATTGAGTATGTGGATCCTAATGAGAATTATGATAAATTTTGTGAAATTAATAAGATTAATGAAAAACGTAAGTCATTGGCGACATTTTATATTAATTTAATGTACTGCGGTGTCATTTCGAAAACGGAAATTATGCAAATCACTAGAAATTTATTGGCAAAGGTATATGACTATATTTCACTAGAAAATAAGAAGAATGAGGTTGAAGAATTAACCGAGACGATTGCTCTTTTATATAAGAAAGATTTGTATGATGACGATGAAGGTGATGATTATGAACAAATTGAAGGTAATACTATTGGCGAGATTATCGAGAAAATTGCAAATTCAAAGGTAAAGGATTACAAGAGCTTAACAAATAAGGCATTGTTTAAGTTTATGGACTTGATTGATATGTAAATTAAAAATAAAATAAAAAATGTCTTTAAGTTGTATTTTAAATAATATTTTTTTTTAATTTAAAGACAAAATATTAAAATACTTATGAAAAATTTATCTGGTCATGATCTAAGACGATTAGGACTAACTGTTCCTACTAGACGTTTATATTATAGAACATTAGCTTTTTTTTATTTTGGATTGGGTGCAACATTATTATTTTTCTCAGTTAAAATTGGATTATATCTTATTTATAAAGGATTTGAATAATTTTATTTATTTCTGATAATTATTTAAATAATAAACATAATATTATTTAAATAATGACACATGATGAACATGATATTGCAATTTCTTATTATGTTGAAGAGATTGAAAATGAAGATGAAAATCAATTAAATATTGAAGAATTAATGGCTGAAATTGATAATGCTGAAATATCCGATGAAATGATGGTTCCACAGATGATTAATTATAATGAAAATTTTACAGTTAAAGAGCTACTTATGATTTGCGAATATTATGGATTTGCAAAAGATATGAAAAATAATAAATTTAACAAAGAACAGATTATAGATTTTTTAGTTTCATTTGAGTCTGACTCAAGTAATTCAGATATTGTATTTAAAAGACAGAATATGTGGTTCTATATTAATGAACTTAAAAATGATAAATTCATGAAGAAATTTATTCTTTGGTAATTTAATATTGATATAAACAATTATCTATCAATAGATTTATAAATTGATTATATATTTTTTTAGATTCATCATGTATTGGTTTTATTTCTAGTTTTCCTTCTGAATTGATAAAATAATAACCAAAGTTAAAATATCTTTTATCATTATAATTAATTTCATTTTTACATAAAAAACTAATTCCACTTAATATTTTATCACGAATCATGTTTTCCAATTTAGTATCTATTTTTATTTTGTGATTTATACAAGAGACTTCTTTTGACAAATTACTTAATTTAATGTGTCTTTCTAAAATATCAAATTCAATTAAATTATAGTATTTACTTTGACCGTGAATATCACAATCTCCACCAGTTAAAATCCAAACTAATTCCATATTTTAATTCATTAAAATACTTTAAATTGTTTTTAATATTTTATAAGTAAATCTAATATTAAAAAAATATTAATATTTTATATAATGGTATTATCAAAATTAGATGGAGATGTTAGTTATCCTGAATTAAAAAGTGTTGATTCTGGTGATTTAAAAATGGAAGCTAATTTGTATCAATTGGAAATAAAAGATATTGAAGTTATTATTGCTGTGGGTAATTCTAAAAATACTTATGAAGATAAAAATATATTATACTTCCCAATCTATTTAGTTAAATACAACAATAAAGTAATTCAAATTGGAGTTTATGAAATTAAAGCATCTGATTATTTGTCTTATCTTGATAAATATAATAACTTAGATATAGAAGAAATGAACGAACCCCTTATTTATTCATTTGTCACTAAAGAATTTTTAAATAAAATGAGACTTAAACCTCATGCTCCATTACATAAGCTCGATAAAGAAGAAGGAGAAGTTACGGAGTCTGAAAATGAAGATGACGAAGAGGAAGAGGAAGAAAGAGTTGCGATTGAATATGAAGTCCCACCTGAACGTGAAGATATATTTGTTAAAATTAAAGGAGTTCCTGTTCCACCATTGTTACCAGAAGAAACACAAAAACAAGCTAAAGATATTAGAGAGAAATATCACGAATCTTCAAATGATACATGGATTGATAAATTCATGAAAAATAAAAATTTCAGTATTGTCGATAATGAAGGTGGTGGAGATTGTTTATTTGCAACAATCCGTGACGCATTCTCAAGCATTGCTCAACAAACTAAAGTATCTAAGTTGCGTAAGAAATTGGCTGAACAAGCTACACAAGAAATATTCGATGGATATAAAGAACAATATGATATGTACAATGCATCTTTGGTAAGAGATACTAATCAAATTAAAGAATTAGCAAATGAATATGCTTTATATAAACAAAGATTCGATAGTGTAATTGATAGAGATGAACAAAAGGCTCTTTTAGCAGAAGCGAAAGAAGTTAAAAAAGAACATGATCGACTAGTAGAGGAAAAGAAAGTAACAGCAGCTATTATAAAAGAATTTAAATTTATGAAAGGTGTTGAAAATCTAGACCAATTTAAACGTGTAATTAGACATTGTGATTTCTGGGCTGATACTTGGGCTATATCAACATTAGAAAGAATTTTAAATATTAAATTTATTGTTCTATCCAGCGAAAATTACAAAGCTAAGGATGAAAAAAATGTGTTACAATGCGGTCAATTAAACGACAAAGTTTTAGAGCAACGTGGAAGATTTACACCAGAGTTTTATATTATGATTGATTATACTGGCTCTCATTATAAGTTAGTTGGTTATAAAAAAAAAATGATTTTTAAATTTAGTGAAATACCGTATGATATTAAGAAAATGATTTACGAAAGGTGCTTAGAAAAAAACGCAGGACCATTTGCTATTATTCCCGATTTTCAAAAATTTAAAGCAAGTCAAAAAAAAACTATTATTAAAGAAGCTCAATATGAAGATTTGACAGAAGCTAAATTAAGAGGATTATATAATGATGAAATTGTCTTCCAATTTTACTCAAAATCACTTGATAAACCACTTCCTGGAAAAGGTAGTGGAGAGAAAATTCCAAATGATAGATTACGTGAATATTCTACACTAGCTTCTATTCCTCAATGGCGCAAGAAGCTATCTAATTTCTGGGTGCAACCATTTTCATTAGACAACCATCAATGGGCTTCAGTTGAACATTATTATCAAGGTTCTAAATTTAAGAAAACACATCCAGATTTTTATTTGAGTTTCTCTCTAGATTCCGGAACTGATTTATCCAAAGATCCAGCAATGGCTAAAGCTGCTGGAGGAAAAACTGGTAAATTTAAGGGAGAACTTTTAAGACCAGTTGAAGTGTCAGCTGATTCTGACTTCTTTGGAAAAAGACAGAAAAAAGAAATGTATGTAGCACAATATGCAAAGTTTACTCAAAATGAAGACTTAAAAACGATGTTATTAGCAACAGGAGATTCTAAGTTGACACATTTTATCAGAGGAGCTGAACCTATAGTTTTTGATGAACTTATGTTAATTCGTGATAAAATCAGAAAAACTGAAATTTAAAATACCAAGATTTATTATTACTTTCTTTATTATTACTTTCTTTATTATCATTTTTTATTTTTTGTTCGATATCTTTTAAACGATGTTCTATTTGGCTATATTTATTTTCCAATAAAATACAATAATTTAATAAGTTTGGATTTAGACCATCATTTATTTTATATTCTACACAAAAATATAACCATCCATAATGATCTATATTTTTAATAGTGGTCACTTGTGGATATCCTAATTTAATATAGTTTAGCAATACATCATTTTCATCTGACATCATAAATTTATCGACAATATCATCTTCAAAATACGAGTTTTTTTGTCCAAAACCTTCTGGATGTTTGCTATCAAAAAAATTTCTTACAAATATATTACCATATTTATCAAGTGTAACCATAGCATAATTTTTATCTTGATCCATATTTTGATTAAGAGTTGTGACTGGATATGTATTAGTAATATTACCATTTGAATCTTTAATTTCAACTATTTTTTCAGTAATCATATTATCTTCATCAAAAGTTTCGGCCATATGACCATAATTATAATTAGATATTTTATGTAAACGAGTATGCCAGCGAACTTTAGTTATATTTCCCAGAATAAAATTATTTTCAGTCATAATAATTTTATTGTTTTATTTTTAAATCATTATATATATATAATGTCCAGCAATACAAATTATGGCACTAACTCACTCGTTAACCCATCTGGAATTCAAAATTCCGCATTTGGTGCTTCAGCATCTCAAAATAATACTACTGGAAAATGGAACTCGTCTCATGGAGCATTTTCATTAACCAATAATACAAGTGGTATATCTAATACTTCTATGGGAACTAATTCTTTATTTAGCAATACATCAGGAAGCTATAATACATCTATTGGCGCAGGAAATATGTGTTTTAATACTACTGGTAATTCTAATACCTCAGTCGGGAGTAATGCTTTAGAAAATAATACATCTGGTTCACAAAATGTTGCAATAGGCGTTCAAGCATTACACGACGATTTTTCTGGAAATAATAATGTTGCTGTAGGGTATCAATCATTGTACAGCAATCTTGCAAATGAAAATGTAGCAGTAGGGGGTCAAGCTATGCAAAGCAATAATACAGGTACTCAGAATGTTGCAATGGGTTCTCAAGCCCTTATAACAAATCGAACAGGTAGTAACAATATTGCTCTTGGATACAGAGCATTACACGACGATTTTTCTGGAAATAATAATGTTGCGGTAGGGTATCAATCATTGTACAGCAATCTTGCAAATGAAAATGTAGCAGTAGGGGGTCAAGCTATGCAAAGCAATAATACAGGTACTCAGAATGTTGCAATGGGTTCTCAAGCCCTTATAACAAATC